CTGGACCTTTGGACTGGTAAAAGGCTTGGTCCAAACTTCCTGGGCTCTTGCGGACTGCGTGTCCGGTTGAAATGAGGTAAACGACGTGTGTTGTTTTTTGTGGTATCATAATATAAAGAAAAGTCAAAGTGAAGAATTGGGGGGTTGGATTAAAGCTTGTTCTGTGCGAAGAGCTCGTCTGCTGTTGGCAGAGTGTCAGCATATTGCTGAAGATCGTAAATGATATCGTCAAGGATTTCACGATAGTGCTGATGGGTATCCCATTCACAGTTATTAGCGACCGTGGTAACAATCATGTCCTTGATTGTCTGATGAAGGTTTGGGTCCTCCATGGCTTTGGCTTTGGCCTGTTGAATATGGGATTTCGCGACTCCGGTGAGGATTATTCGTGGTGTTGTGGTAGTATTGCTCATGAGTATATTCTACCACATTTCCGCAAAAATGTAAATACTAAAATGCTAAAAAAATGCACTTTTTTCCTATTTTGCTGAAAATGATACAAATATTGCACCTTTTGGCTATTTTACGGTATGGCCGTAAGGAAGATTTTCTGGCAGGGGAAATAGGGAATCCATGGCCGAAAACAGATCAGAGAATTTGTCCTCAAAAACATCACCAATGAGCAAATCGGTTAGGGTGCCTTTCAGCTCGCCATTTGCCTTTATCAAATCAGCGAAGTTAAAGGTAGGGTGGTAAAAGGCATAAACGATTTTTCTCATTCGTTCAATGGCATCGCATAACGACTTTCCATATTCAGTAAAGCATTCAGCTTCTGACTTTGGCGTGGTAAGATAGGCGTGAATTGAATCGGCGGCGAGTTCAGCTGATTTAAGAGCAAGAAAAACTCCTGATGAAAAGACAGGATCGAGAAAGGCAAAGGCATCTCCCACAAGAACTATGCCAGGTGTTGAGCAATGGGTAGCACGATAACTGTAATCCCCGGTGGCCCATGTTTGACCAACCTGTTCTGCTGTGGCAAGTGAGTCCTTTACCCATAAGTTGTTTTCAATCTCTCGTTCAAGGATCTTCTTGGGATCTTGTGTATCAGAAAAAAGATAATCCCGCTCAGCAACAATGCCCACCTAAACACGGTCGCCTTGTTGAGGAATATGCCAGAACCAACCTTTATTGGGTAGTGCAGCAATGGTCGTTGAACCTTCGTCAATACCACAGTTTCTTTTACCGCCTTTGTAATAAGTCCAAATGGCTACCTTGTTTAGGTTTGGATCGCGCTGTCTCCATTTTGACTTACCCGAATAAAAACAGTCACGACCCGATGCATCAATTATTTGTTTACAATGGAAAGAGCGTAAAGTGCCTTTGTGTTTAGCAACAAGTCCTGTGATCCTCGCTCGATCTTCATCGTAAGTGGTAGAAAGAACTTTGGTTTCGTCCGCAAACGTGGCTCCGTTACTCACTGCCTTTTCAATCAGCATTTGATCAAAGTCGGCTCTCTCAACTTGCCATGTAATTGAAGAAGGATGGTCTTTATGTTCAAAGAAGTAAAACGGACTGCTTACCTTTCCTTCTTCAGACGCAAACTGAACACTGTGCTTTTTCTGAAAACCAATTTCATCCATTCGGGAAACCAGTCCAAGTCGGTCAAGTGTGTACCAACAAAAAGGCATCAGGCTTTCGCCAACGTGATACCTTGGAAACTTTTCCTTTTCCAATACAAGAACACTATGTCCTTGTTCGGCAAGCAGCGCTGCAGTGGTACTTCCAGCAGGGCCGCCACCAATTACAATAACATCCCATGTATCTTTAATCATTAAAGCAAAAACTTTCCAATAATGCCAACCGCGGTCATTGCTCCGTTGGTGAAGATGATTGGCTTGTCCTTCATTCTAATACCTGCGGCAAGCCAAATAAGACCGCCAAGGATTTGAAGATACCAACCTGTAGAAACACCTGCACTGAATAAGCCAAAGCCACAAATAAGAATGGCTGTTGCCGCCCATTTCAAAACACTGGTCATTAGATTTACTTGATAATACCAACAGCTTTCAGCTTACCTTTACCCCAGTCTTGTCCCAGCCTTTTAATATCTGCAGGGGTAAGGTCTTCAACGATATATGTTTTACGTCCAAGTTTTACTTCTGTTTTTGCGGGTGTTTCTTCAACAGGTTCTTCTTCGATAATAATATCTTGCTCGCCGCCCAGCGGTGCTTCATCTTCATCACTCGTGAATTGAGGAGCAACTGGTTGTTGGTTTATAAGGGCATCTTGGCCGCTGTTCCATCCAAAGATTCTTTTAAGTAGTCTCATAGCTTTTATTTATCATGTGTTTTGTAATGCCCATTCAATTGCGCGGGAAGCTTCTTTTTTAAATGGTCGGTTCTTATACCATTCTCCAGTTTCATTATCAATCTCTTTTGATAAAGATTCGATTTGTTGAGGAGTAATTGGGTAACCTTTTTTAATTGCGCTTACAGCAATAGAGCTCATGATAGCATACATCTTAGCATACCAACCTGTTTCTGAAATGCACCTGTATTCACTTACAAGCGTTTGATTAACAAAAGGACAGTCGTGATAAGAAGACCATTGATAACTTGTATTGTTAAGTTGATCTCTTTTATACGCCATTAGCTTTTCTTGCATTTCAGCACTTAGCTTGGACTTAAATGAAGAAGAATTGGGCTCTGCAAAAGGATGCTTTTTCAAGAGATCCTCGCAGTTAAGGAATGGCGCATCACGATGAAACTCAATGAACTGATAAGAATTAGGATACTGCGCGGGTACGTAATACATGCGTGAAAGATCCTTTGTTTGCGGATCACCTAGTTCGTTGTATTCTTTATTAAGAGCAAACCAAAAGTGCTTTATCTTATCAGCAGCAATGGGCTTGTCGCATGGAATAACAATACGAAACTTTGGATTCTCTTTTGTGCTGCTTGCCGATGAATAACAAATATGACGAATACCTTTAAAACTTTCCAGTGCTTCTTCAAAGGTACATTCATAATCATCAATGTCAAGAGCAGCCCATCCGCCCCAGCCCAATACATTTACATTACGCCGCTTTTCACCAGGCTTATATACAGCTGGGCTAATAAGAGGAGAGCTTTTTCCGCGCTCACCTTTCTTAGGCTTATACCCAGGCTGCTGACTCAACCCTTGCAGGAGAGACTCAAATTCTTCCCACGTCTTGAACGCCATTCTACGATGTGTAGAATTGTCAAAGATTGAGTTGAATATTGTAAGAGAGTATTCCATTCTTATACGCCAGTAAGCGTACCGTGGTTACCTTCATGGCTAGGGTTTTCCCATTCTTCTGGCTTCACGAGATCTGGGAGCCCAAGAGGATTGGGCCGTTCTTCTTTGATACCAACTTCTTTTGACATGTTTGCCTTATGAACTGCATCCCATGCTTTATAAGCGTCAACGCCAAAGGCATCAAGGGTTCCGATTGCGACAACGCACAAGTCAATCAACCCATCCACTACTTCTTCTGCATCAACATCATAAACCGCAGCGGACTTTGTTTCATCAAGTTCTTCATCAAGAAACCTTAACCTGAACTCAAGAAACTCTCTTAGCTTCTTTTTATCAAAGTCTTTAATAGCTTCGTGTACACCGAACTTACGGTGCATATCATTTATGTCTTTTACCCAGTCTTTACTCATAGTTGTTATATAGATTTAATTATCCAAAAAATTGTTCAAGGTCGGCCACAGGTTCTGCGTGCCAGCCAATTGCGTCGAGAATCATCTTAATAGGATCAACAAACGTTTTATTAAACTGCAGATCATAATCAATGTAACGATCAAGTTCAAGCTCAGTTGGAAGGTGATCGGGAAATGATATCACGTTCTGCTGAATAGGGTTCGGCTTTTTGAGATATATAAACTTAATCTTATCCCCACTTTGAATAAGTGGAAACTGTTTGTTTAAGCCGCGATCTTTAATAGCTTTGTTATACAGTAACGAACCTCGAACATGAATAGGAGTACCCTTTTCAAAAATTGTACTGGCGTTGGCCCATTTGCGAATAGCATTAACTCCACGAGGAAAGGCAACCTTATCAGCAGACAGTACACTAAAATGCGATTTGAAAAGTTGAATTGCTTCTTGTGTTTTACCTTCATCACCAGTCATGATTATCTTGAACATTGCGTTCATGGCTTCACGACAGACTTGAGGAGTTGAACTTTTGATAGCTTCAATACCCATGATCTTGATCTTAGGTTCTGCATACTGAACACCTTCATTGTTATGAACGTTAAGAATGTATCGTTTCTTTGCAGTCCAGATTCCACGATCAGCAATGGCCTCTCGCTTCATTACCATACGGTTGCAATATGCAGATGAATCTTCAGCGAATTTATCAAAGGCTTCTGCCAACATTGGCTCGATAGCTTTACTGCCAAACTCGTCAAGAAAGGCAACAGGATCTTTTGGCTTGAACTTGTCAATCACATCTTTCACGCCAATGTATAAAGAGTCGGTATCAATCGCAATAACCCTATCCTTCTTTTCTTTAAGAAAGTCATCGAGAAAGTCGTTAACTTTTTCTTCAGCATACTTGATAACAGCTTGGCCGGTAAGAGTGATTCCAGACGCAATGCGAAGATCAAAGTAACGAAAATATTTGTTACCACACGCACCGTATAATGAGTTAAGAAGAATCTTTACAGCCGTTTGAGAAGTATCAAGTCTTGCCACATCACTTTCTGCCGCCTTTCTTGCCGCTCGATCCGACTTGGAAACTTTCTCCAGGCTGCGTTTTGCGGCAATCATTTCATCTTTAATGTCGACCCTTTTATCGTAAAGCTCTTCAACAATCGCTGGGATGATACCCTTTTTAGCTGTACTAAATACTGCACCATTTGATGCCTTTGCACCAATAGGATCTTTCATCTGCAGCAGTGTTTCGGGCGACATGTTATATTGAACAATAAGATTGGGATACAAGGAGTTAAGGTCAAACGACATAACCCAGTCATGCATACCAACGTGAGGTTCCTTTACAAAACCACCAGGGAATGTTTCGGAATAGTTTTCTTTACTTGGAGTTACGGCAATCTTTTTCTTTGCCAACCGCCGAAAGATAATGCTGTCCCATATCGCAGTGGTTCCAAGCGTGTCGGTGTAATTCACTCCACCTAGATAAGCCATGGTTAAAACCAATGTGATAAGACCTAGCTTTTCTTCCATGCGATCTACCAGCTCAACGTCCTTGATATTATAATCAACAAACATTTGATAGTCGGCATCATAAAGATCTCGGAGTGTACCAATCTCTGAGTAGTCAAGTTTCTTCTCGCCAAGAACCACACTCGCAATATGATTAAGTGAATAAGACTCTTGGTTACCATAAGTGTAAGCAAACTTTTTAAAGAGTTCCATATAGTCCAGTGACTGAACTCCGCTTATATCAAAAGTAACCTGTGTCTTACCCATGATAGTAATCTCTCGGCGATCAATCTTACCCCAAGGAGAAAAGCTTTTAGCAATATCCTCGCCAAGTAAAACGGCAGAGCGAGAAACAAGATAAGGAATATCAAAGAACCTTGTATTCCAACCAGTGATAACATCTGGAGTGTATTCAGGTTGGGACCAATGATCAATAAAGTCGTGAAGCATCTCAGCCTCAGATTCAAACTGGCGATATTCGATTTGCAAGTGAGTTAGTTTGGAGGCGGCAACATCATAAGGCTTTATACCCCATACACGATACCGATCTTCACGACTTGACTTGTAAGCGATTGTGAGGATCTCGTTTGTAGGATTATCAACCTCGGGAAAACCATCGCCGTAACTTGTCTCAATGTCAAGAGAGGCAACGTCAATGTTTGCGCGAGAGTAATTTATCTCATCGGGAAACTGACTTTGAATAAAGGCAGGAATGTGGCGAGTGTTGCCATAAAGCTTAAAGTCGGCTACCCCGTCGTAAGTCTTTTCAAACTGACGTACTTCAGACATTGACTCGAACCGCATGGGCTCAACTGGAGTACCATCAAGGGCCTTCCATTCCGTGACATCGTTTTTGGACTGAAGGAAAAGCTGGGGGCGATACCTAATCTTGTGTCTTACTTTATTTCCCTGATCGTCATAACCTCGGTAAAGCAGTTGATTACCAAAGCGGTCGACACAAGTATAAAAACCTTCTATTGTAAGCATAATATAATTATATCAAAATTCTAGGAAAAAGTAAATCCTAAAATGTATATAAACTAAAAATTATTGGTTCGCTTCTACTGCAAACCGTTTGGCTCTTTTTGCCAAGTATACTATAAAGCCGAAGAACGACATTAAAACTCCCGTTAAAACAAGTAAGAGTAGAAAGATAGCAGCATTGGATGCAATCAGCTCTTGACCTTCTGCCCCACTCAAGCACATAGGACACGCTAAAAATACTTTGCTGGAAATAACCATTTGCTGTAAACAAAAGCCCGTCAGGGGTTGCCCAACGGGCTTTATTATGTTTGTCTATTCGGACAGAAATTCTTTTTCTGTTTTACCGTTAATTGTAAACACCTTTGGTTGAAGTTCTTCAGGTATTTCTCTTTCAAGTTTGATCGAAAGGACTCCATTTGTCAGTGTCACACCTTTGATTTGGACGTGCTCGGCAAGGTCAAACACCTTATCAAACTTTCTTGTTCCGATACCTTTATGCAGGTACTGAACGTCTTGACTTGAAGATTCTTCACCTTCAATTTTAAGCTGACTTTTTTCGAGAGTAACCTTTAGGTCTTCCTCTTTAAAGCCTGCTACTGCGATCGCGATTTCAAATGCGTTATCCGAATGTTTAATAACATTATGCGGAGGATACGTTTGGTTGGTTTGCGATGATTCAATTCGATCAAAGAACTGATCGAACCCTACTGTCCACGAACGTGGGATACTATATGCTGTCATGTTTTTCTCCTTGTATTAAGCGAGTTTATGTTGGTCGGAACCCCGAAGGCATTCCTATTGACTGACCTTCTTGGTCAATCAAAATTGTGTTACGCGTTAAGCGTAAAATCCAGTCTTTGTGAATAGTACGTCGTTTGATCCGTTATCTCCGTCAAGATCATCGGTTGCGTATATCTCTTCATCGTAATCTTTACGAACCAAAACACTTTTATTACCTTGTATAGCAAATACAAAATCCACAGAAGAATCATATCCTGAAGAACCGTTAGGTTGAATATGAATGTACCTTACTTGGGACTGGGTATTTTGAACAAGTACCTGCTGGGCTTCTTCAAGCGTTGTAGCAGATGATTGTCCTTCAGCAAAGGTAATTAAACCAAGCGGCTGAATCTTCATTTGCGTTATGCGTAAAAACCAGTTTTTGTGAAGAGCACGTCAGTTGCTGCACCTGTTCCAGAAGAAGCTGTTGAAGCAAAGATTTCATCATCGTAATCTTTACGAACCAAAACACTTTGATTTGGCTGCAAGTAAAATGATGCAATACGAGTTCCCGTACTACCTTGTTCAACATGAATGTAACGCCCACTTGAAGATGTGTTTTGAACAAGCACTTGTTGCGAGTCGTCAACAGTGGAAGCATTTGCTGTGAGAGATGCAGCGGCGGCGATATTTAATGGATTAACTTTCATAAGTAAAATGCTATTGTTATTCTATTTATATTTATAGACTATTTATACTGTTTCTTAACATTACCAATTGTATATTTTTCTTTAAGTACCCAATTAGACTTTTCTTTAAACGAAATAATCTTAATCTTTTTCAGATCAGTTGTTTCGGTTATCTGGTCGCGTTGGGCCAAGCGAATCAGTCCCCAGTCGGAAAGTAAAATTGAAATAGTATTCCTTCGTCTAAGATCATCAAGAGTAAAGTCAGCAGGCTTTCCATCAAGCATAAACAATTCTTTGAAGTGAAGAATAAAGTAACGTCCTTGCTTGTGTAGAATATGACAGCTTTGGAAAAGAGTGTTGCCATCTCGATTTGAAGCAACCCCAATTCTGGAAAGTGTTTCCTTCACCTTTAAAAAATCGTCAGGTTCATTCAAATGGACTTCGAGCATATTCTCGGGTGTCCATTCAACATAATCATTTTGAAAATTATCATTCATAATCTTATTTATATTCTTATTAGCGGCCTCCTTTATCCCTTAGCTTATGCAGCTCGGTTAATGCGGATTGGGTAAACAACGGAAGTACTTCTCTTGCCTTTTCAGAGCTATACCCATAGTGTTCTTTAATAACTTCAATATCTTTATCATCAGGCACAGCTTTAAACCACTTACTAAACCGTCGGCGGGGACGAATAGTATTTCGCAAAAAGTCATACTGCATACGGGCTGGTAAGCTTGCGTATTGATTCATCTCATTAGCAAACAAAACAGTATCCTGAAAGTAAGACATGGCTCGGTTAATCATAAATGGAACATAAGCCTTTTCAGGTGAGTCAACCGCTACCGCTTCATCACTATATGCGGTTGCATCTTCTAAAATGTCTTTTGAGTTAGGTCCACTATTGATGTTTGTTACCACATCAAAGAAAGAAAGCTTCTTTTCTTTTTTAGCCATCTTACTTCTTCCAAGCTACGTTAGCCATAAGTTCGGTAAGGCAAGCAACCATGTTTAACTCTCTGTCAGCTACAAATGCCGACTTATATTGATAATCCGCAAGAATAAGAACGGCAGAAGGAACACCAGTTGCATCAGCGTGATCATTCAAGACATCATATATCTTTCGGAAAATAGCAGAAGTATCCAATGCTGCGTTGTTTGCTACCCACGATCGCATACTCTTAAAGTCCTTTGACTTGAGATGCGTAATTACCTCGGCAACACTTTCATCGCTGTTACCAATAAGAATGGCTGCTGGGATCTCTCCAGTGCTGCTGTATCTCTGACACTCGCCAATAACCCTACGCCAATCTGGCGCATGGCGAATAATAAGTTCGGCAATAACCTTTTCGTTATAAGTGATACCTTCCTTGTCAAGAATATCCTTGAGCCGACCCATGAACTTACTTGCAAGTCCGGCAAGTTGTTTCTTGTTTGTATTAAACTCAACAACTGCGCACCTGCTATGAAGAGGTTCAATAAGGCGATTCTTAAAGTTGCACGTAAGAATAAACCGACAGTTATTACTAAACTCTTCAATGAATCCGCGAAGAGCGGGCTGTGTACTTTGTGCGTTTAAGTAATCGGCCTCGTCAAGAATGATAACTTTAATTCCGCCAGTTAGACTTACAGTACTAGCAAACTGTTTAATCTTATTTCTAAGAACGTCGATTCCGCTTTCTTCCGATCCGTTGATCAGCATCCAGTCCAAACCCAGTTCATTACACAATGCTTTGGCAATGGTTGTCTTACCTGTGCCGGCGGTTCCAGCGAGAAGCATGTTGTGCAGCTCACCGCTTTTTACGATTGCATTAAAGGTGTCTTTAAGATCCTTGTCAAGAATGCATTCATTAATAGTTTGGGGTCTATATTTTTCGACCCACAGGAATTCACTTTTATTCATAATAATATTATAACATATTTAAAGGTATATGTAAACCATAAAGGTTAATACTTAAGGACTGGTAAGATCAATAAGCGCATAAGCGCAAATCAATACCATTGCAATTCCTGCAAAGCCAAAAAGTATTTGCTCATTCATGACGCATTCACTCTCCTCCTAAAGTCCTAAACCCTTGAAAAAGTTTGGCAAAAATACCTTTGGCTGGGACTTCAATAATCTTTGGAGCGGAAGGAACAGGATCAACAAAATTAATTGGGATAATGTCCTCTGGATTTTTTTCAGCACGCTTGGCTGCGTTGGTCAGTTCAGACGCAGTAAACAAAAGAGGCTTGCTGTCTTCAATAAACACTTGAAAGTATTCACTTGAAGCCGAGGTCCTAGCCTTACGATTTGGCACTTTACAAACATACGCGCGTTTTTGTGTAGGAAGATCTTTCAAAATTAATAATTGTAATAAGGTGAGCGGGGATAACTATAACTAGGCCGGGGATGATTATAAGGTGGCCGTGGATAATTGTAATAAGGTTGCGGTTGGCGGTTGCGATAAGCTCGGTTCTTAGTGAGTTCTGATCCAGCCACTGCGCCTACGGCACCGCCGATAAGAGCTCCTGTGCTATCACCAATTAGGGCACCAACACCAGCACCTACGGCACCACCAGCAACAGCACCGCGTTCGCCGGGTGTACAGGAAGAGCCAAGAAAGGCAGTTACCCCAAGAAGAGAAAGTAAGATTGTTTTTTTCATAATCAATTTAAAATGGAGGCACGGAGATTTGAACTCCGGACCGCCTGCTTGCAAAGCAGGTGCTCTACCAACTGAGCTATACCCCCTTATTCTTATTCAGCAAAGTTGAACTCAAGCTGTTCAGCTGATACTTCTTCTTCTTCCTCTTCTTCGGGAGGTGAAGGAAGATGCACGACAAGTCGTTTAAAAAGATCACCAACAACGCTTAGTTCTTCAGCCTTAAACGCTCCTCGCTTTGAGCAAATGTCAATAAGTTGTGCCGTGGTTGCAACGTCAGCAAGCAGCACAGGAACGGTAGATGTGGATTGTTCTTCTGTCATGTTTTATATATTAAGCAGTAAACGTTGAGGATTTTTCAAGAGCAATAAAGTACTCGATGGGAGCTGCAGTATTTTCCCAGCGAGAGATAAACTTGGAGCTAACAGCAACATTATAATCACCACCAATTACACGAATGTTTGAGATGAGAAACTGAAAGTCAAACTCAGACTTACAATCATTGTCTTCATCAACCACCATGTCAAATGTATTGGCGGAAGAGTTTTTATTATCGGTAACACTAAGGCTAACAGCACCTTCTTTACCAACAATCGAAACAACCGAGTGGCCAAGAACAGCAGCTGCTTTACGAACTTGAGAAAGTTGATCGGCAGTAACCGTTACGCTTACATCGGCAGCGGGCATGTTGATTTGGCTCGTTGGAGCTGTAAGAATATTGGCATCAGCAAAACGATAAGAAGCTTTACTCCGGCCGTTCTTAAGCAAAACAGATTCATCACTAAACTCAAGAGTAGGATCGCCAACAAGGTTCACCACGTTAATGAATTCATTTAAATCGTAAATGCCAAAGTCGCTTTTAAAAGGATCCGGAATGGTTGCCTTTGCGAATACGTTCTTTGCTTCTGCGATAGTCGAGAGAGGCTCACCGGCCTTCACAACAAGGTTAGGATTAATACTTGCGAAGTTCTTAAGTACTTCAAGTGTTTCAGTAGATAGATTTGTCATGGTTCTATTATATAATAAATTCAGGGAAATGTAAATAAAAAAGTAATGGTGGCTGGGCACCACCACAATACCCAGCCACCCTTCTAATTAGCACTACTAGGAGTGCTGCTTAGGTGTACCCAAACGGTAGCGGCTAACACGAGAGCCGCGAGAGTCGTATCGGTTATTAAGATAAATTGGCGCACCTTGCTCGTAGCGTAGTGTATTCACGACGCGATAAGGATCGGTTACACCAGCTGCTTTGAGGTCAGCGGGTGAAGGCTCGTATCCTGCTTCAAGTGCTGTCATCACAGCTTCTTTTTGTGTCTTAACAAGAACAAGTTTTGTCAATCGGTTGATTTGTCTTTTAGTCATATTATGTTTTATTACTTTGTGTTTTGGCCTGTAGTGTTGTTAATTGGCGAAGGCCACGCCAAATTGTTAAATTAGAATGGGACTGGACCGTCTTTGTCGAGTAGTTCAGCAGCTGGGGTTTCCTCGGCATCAGGATCAATTTCTCCTGCGTCAATCTTAGTATAAAGATCAAGAAAGGCATCTCGTGTTTCGGTTTCAAAGCGAGAGATACACATCTTGATTGCGGTAAGGCGGTTACCAAAGATAGAATAGGCTTTAGCAATATGGCAGAGTCGGCGAGTAGAAACCACTTCATCAACACCGTCATCATCAAAGGTCTTTCGAATGATCTTGCTCCAAGCAACCAATTTGGTAATAAATTCCGAATCCTCTACGTCGTAACTGTTCATGTGCTTTCCAACAATCTTGGATTCAATAGGGGATGATGGAAAGGACTGTTCAATGTTAGCAACGAAACGTTCAAGAAAGGCTTCATCAATAACCTGAGCTGCAACAAATCGACCATCATCACTGCCTTGACCTTTTGTATTTGCAGTGGCAATAATGTTAAATCCATTTGCAGGAGATACCGTTTCCCCTGTCTTTTTAATCAAAACAGGGTTACCTTCAAGAACACCTTGCAAGCACATTATCTTGTTTGATCCTCTGTCGATTTCGTCGATAAGAAGAATGGCTCCTGCTTCCATGGCCTTGATAACAGGGCCTTTCTGAAAAACCGTTTCTCCGTTAATAAGACGAAAGCCACCGATCAAATCATCTTCATCCGTCTCAGGTGAGATCTGGACTCGAACATATTCGCGCTTGGTTTTAGCACACGCTTGCTCGACCATCATGGTCTTGCCGTTGCCGCTCAGGCCTGAGATATAAACTGGGAAGAACCTTTGTGAATCAATAATCTTCTTGATGTTCTTGTACTCGCCCCATTGAACAAAGTTTTTATTAACGGCTGGAACATAAACCTCTTCACTGTGAACGCTGCGAACGGAACCACTGGACATTTGAAATGCAGTGTTTGTAGTTGGTGCTGGAGCAGGAACCGGAACCGAGATTGGCGCTTGACCGTTTTCAAAGGCTTCAAGGTTCCAAACCCCTCTCTTGCCTGCAGAGGCTGAAGGAATAAGGAAAGTTGATTTGGCACTGTTGTAACTATGGCCATTCTTTCGAGCGGCGGTGTATACGTCAGAAGTCTTGGCAACAGGAAATTTGCCCATTGCTTTTAGTTCATTTATGGTGTTAATCACGTTATCGTTTTTCATAATGTAGTGGAGTGTAGTTTGGTTACTAGTATATTATACCACAGTTTTCGGTAAATGTAAATAATAAAGTTACCCTTTATGATATAAGATCGCTAAATTTGGATAGAAACACACGGGATGTCCGCTTGTCTCTGTTCTGAGTGGAAAACTTTTTAGCAAGTTTGTTGACATCAGCTGCTTTACTATAATCAAGATCTTCTTCTACTTCAAGCTCAGTGTTTTCAATCCTCACCCTACTTGTTTCAATAATAAAGTATCCGTCATATCCTAAGCCGTCCTCAATAAAGAGGGTCCTGCTTTTGTCTTTTACACACTTCTTTCGCAACTCCCTGTATTCCTCTGTACCTTGATACCAATCGGTCGCCTTAAATTTAGATGAATGAGTTATTGCAGTAATCCCTGCGCTCTTGGCGTCACGGCATTCTCCAAGAAAGAAGCAAATCGCGGAAGAACCCGTCATCTTTTTAAAGTTAAGAACAAGCTGCCTATAAGTTGACTGCCGGTGACGAGCTCTAAAGGCATCAGGCCCAATTAAAGTATTACCCCAACGAACATATTCCTTTCTAGCTGAGTAAGAGTAATAGCCTTTAGGTGCATCGCCATTGGCCACCATAGGTTTTTCAAACTTTTCGTTTTCATCATCAGAAATATAATTTAAAGCGCTTGACTCGCCATCAGTAAGAAACATGGTGTGGAGCTTTTGAACTTTGTGCTGAGCTCGAAACTTATTTACAATTTCCGCAGCGATGAACACGGTATCAAAAAGAGGGGTTCCTCCTAAAGACTCAAGGTCGCTCTGAAACGTATTGCCCCATGATCGCGATCCAACAAACAATTCCTTACACGCATCTTCAAATTCTCTTTTGCAAATACTTGAGTTTAACAGCTCAAAGACGTGGGTTCCTGATAAGGATACCGTAGTGCCAACTTGGTCGGCAAGAATCTCTTTCTCTTGGCGCCAATTTCTTCCAGTTGTAAAACCGTAAACCTCGAAAGGTATGCCAATTGCTTTACAAAAGAAAGCCAATTGAAGGGCTTGTTCGATCACATCGTGAAGTACTCTACTCATACTCCCGCTCCAGTCAATAAAGAAGACCATTCCGTGATCCTTTGAAGTAGCCAATTTGGTAACCGACTTAAAGATCTGCTCTTCATACTTGTAAGAATGAAGTTTGTTTGGGTCAATGGCTCCGGTAGAGGAGCTCTGTGCTCGAGAGTATTCGTAAGCAGACTTTTTACGCTCAAATTCTCTGACAAGAAGAGCAACACTCTTTTTAGAATCTTTCTTGAATGCTGTCCACGAATGATCCTCATTCAGATCTGTCATCAGATTATTGTATATTGAAAGATTCACCTTTCTTCCCGCTCGGACTTTATCAAGAGGGCAAATGCATTTCTCTATCTGCTCACGACTAGGAGCATCGGCGTAAATTGTTCCGTCCCAGTCTTCTTGGGAGTTTTCCAGTTCTTCATCAAAGGCGCGCTGGGTTTCTGAAATGGCATCGGAATAGTCATAGTCATCATCACCTTCACTGCCGACGGAATTTTCTTTTCTCAATGATTCTTCAGCTTCTTCATCTTGATTAAAAGGCTCGGTTGTTTGACCGGATTCATCTTTATCATTTTCGTTTTGATCTTGGTCAGAAATAGAATCATTTTTATCACCGTCTTCTTCATTCATTGAAGGGTCAGGCGTGTTTCCACGAATGTCAATGTCTAGACTATCATCATCTCCACCATCCTCTCCAGAATCTTTCCCAGGGTTGAACGGTTCTTCTTGTGTCGAAGGATTATCTTTTGGAAGCTTAGAAATAATCTCTCCGCAAATATCAAGTACCTCTTCGTAGGTTTCAGCCTTTAAGCAGCGGTTGTAAATCTCTGTTTCCCATTCGTCAAACTGCACATTAATAAGATGGCGGAGTTTACCTTTAAGGTTAAGACGATCAATAAAGTTAAGTTCATTGACGTCCCGTCCTCTTATTTTAAAGAAGTCATTATTAAGAAGATGGGTATAGCCTTTTGTAAATGCTCTTACCAAGCCAGGGAATGCAGCAAGAATCTTACGTTCAATACGAATGTCCTCAACAACATTGGCGATATCAAATGGAGCCTCTTTACCAAATCGCTCGTGGTATAATTTAATACCATCTTGCGGTGTCCAATGCGCGTGTCCTACTTCGTGTCCGACAAGAAGGTCGGAGACATCCTTTGATTCAAGGTTCCAAGTGGGAAGACCTAGTACACGCTTCTTAACATCAAAGAAAGCGGTTTTGTAATTCCCTTGGCGGACTCGGATGTTCTCTTTAGCAAGAAGCTTGGCGAGTTGCCGCTGATGCTCAAAGCTAATGTTATGCTGTGGCTGATCAAGTGTATCTAACATAATATAAAAAGTTGGATATTAACCTTAAAGGAAGTTGTAGATTTTAGCGTTTTTCCTTGCCACCTTTATGCAGGTGGTGGCATCCTCCGATCCAGCCTCGAATTGCTCCGAGTAAACCAGCTTGGAGACGGGAGCCTCCTTACGGAATTCCTCCAGTTTAGCTGAGCCGTCAGCAAATTCCGAATAACAGGTATAAGTCCCATGCAGGGCGTTAATGTGATAGGAGGAATTTAAGAGGCGTGTTGGGTTAGCGGCTTGAGTCATAATATAGTAGGTGGTGGGGATTGTAGTACCGTTACAGATATATTCTACCATATTTCCGCAAAAATGTAAATACTAAAATGCTAAAAAAGAGCATTTTTTTCGCAATCCCCCAGAATACGGGGGTTCGAAGACCAGTTTCCTAGTAAATCACGAGAAATGGGTAGTTAATATCCAAAAGCAGTATAATTTACCTAATAATCCAAAACGAGCCACTTTTCACAGATTTCACAATTGTAACTCGTTAATAACAATAGAGTTACAATCTTACTATGTAATGGATTTCACGTTTGTAAAGTTTTGGCGGCGTTCAAACTCGATCTTTCGCTCGAACTTTCCTTCAAGAAGATCCTGCTTGTGGCTAATAACGCATACCCGTGTTTCTTCATCAAGGGTATTCATAATCTTCAAGAGATTGTCAATTCCATCAATATCAAGGCTTGCATCAAATACCTCATCAAGCATAAGCAAGTTTGTATTTGCGGAGTTCTTCATTTTGGCGATTTGTCTCCAAGCAAACAACAAGCTTAAATCTATCCTCTGCTTTTCACCTTCAGAAAAAGATGAATATGAAAACGCATCGCGGTGTCGAGACTTGATTGTTTCAGTAAAGTTTTCGTCAAGCTCAAAGCTAACAAAGAAGTCAAGTACTTGAAGGTAGTTGTTAATCAGCTTGTTCATTACTGGAAGGTATTGCTGAATAATCTTAGTCTTGATTCCGGTATCCTTTAACAGTTCAGAAAGAACTTCATTATAATGTCTTTCCTCAATCAGAGCAGACTTATCGTTACTGATTGTTTCACGTGATTCTCTAAGATCGTCAAGATCGGCCTTTGCGGTTTCCAAGTCTTTATCCGAGGATATTGAACCTTTTTGCTTTTTAAGTTCATCTGCTCTTTTATTGAATTGAGCAATCAGAGACTGGTTGGTAGTTAGCGTATGATTAAGCTGGAGAATACGATTAAGCTCTTCTTGACTATCTTTAAGATCGGAGGTAGCCTTAGTAAGATGCTGTTGAAGAGCGGCTTTACCGTCCACGAGTTTACCTCTCCACTTTTTACTTTTCTCAATCTTGTTTTCGCAAAAAGCTTCGCTCAATTGCTGCTGACAGGTCGGGCAAGAACGGTTATCAGTATAAAACTTAATGTCATTATCAACCGTACTAATGTTTGTTGCAATTCCTTTATCACTATCGCTGATGCTTGCAATTGATTCATTAAGCTTGTCGACCTTTGCTTTAGCAACAGGATACTTTTCCTGATACTCTTCAAGCAGCTGCTGATTACTTTTAATGTATACGTCAATCTGCTCTTCAACTTCTTTCAGTTCTTCATCATATTTTGCGTCGTTACTTTCGCCAATCTTTACCAATTTGTCAATGTGTTTATTTTGCATTGCCACTTTAGACTTGACCAACTCCAGATCGTGTTCGGCTTCAGTTAACTTATCCTTAAGCTTACCACTCGATTCCTTTAGCACTTGGTTCATCTTCGAGAAAATACTAATATCAAGAAGATCTTCAATTACCGCCCGTCTTTGATAAGTAGGCAGCTGCATAAACGGAACAAAGTTTGAACTACCAAGAACCACAACCTGGTGAAAGCTTTTATGATTAAGCTTGAGGATGTTTGTTTCAAGTAGCTTTTGATAATCCCGTGAATGTGATTCTTGGTTAATCATTTCACCGTCAACCCAGATCTCAAAGATGTTAGGTTTAATACCACGAACAATCTTGTATTCCTTTGTGCCGATACTAAACTCAACTGTTACTTCGCACTTCTTTCCGTTGATACTATTAACAAGTTGAGGCTTATTAATTGCTCTATGGGGTTTACCGAAAAGTCCAAAGCTTAACGCATCAAGCATAAGACTCTTACCCGAACCATTATGTCCAACGATCAGCGTTGAACGAGAATCCATGAAGTTAATCTTAATTGGGTTTGATCCCACACTAAGAAAGTTTTTATATTCCACTGTCTTAAAATTAATCATAGTGCATCTAGGGTTTGAGCTTCGACGTAAAGCTCTTGAAGTTTATTTTTAATGCGATCTCGATTCAAGTCAGTTTGAACCGAATCCACATATGTATTTAAAAGGGTGATTGTATCAGTTAACTCAAGCGCAGTTTCATCTACGTTTTCGGAAAGGTATTCGTCAAAGTTTTCAACAATCTTTAAATCAAATGGATTCCTAGCAACAATTTCATCAATGTATTTGTCAAAAAGAAACGGGTTCTTCTTGTTAACCACAACCACTTTAATGTATGATCCACTTACCACATCAAAGTTAATCTTTTTCAGCTCCGCCGCAACATCATCGGTTGAGTTAATGTCGTCATATCGCATTCGGTTGTAAATCGTAATCTTATTTCTAACCGGAGTAAGCTCCCGTGTTTCGGTATCAATTACGTGAAAGTATTTTGGATCATCGCAGTCAGCCCAAGTAAGCTCATAAGGAGTACCCAGATAATGAACGTTACCCTTTGTACTTTTTGTATGATAGTGACCGCTCATCACGGTTTCAAATCTGGAAAAGATATCCGATGCCATTCCATGGCTAGAAGACTGAACGCCTTTCATCATATCAAATCCTGCAAGCTCAAGGTGGCCACCAAGAAACGGTGCCTTTACTGTTTTGATAAAGTCAATACACTCTTCGTAATTTTCTTCATTGATCCAAGGTAGTAAACCAATATCCAAGCCATCATAACTGACTACCGTTGGATCCATGTGAAGGTTAATTACGTCATCGTAATGACTAAGAATTTCTGTTAAGCTATTTAAATCATTTGTGTTTTTGTAGAAAACATCGTGGTTGCCTGGGATCAAATCCATGGTCATACCTTCTTCTCTAAGGCGATCAATGAACATACTTCTGTTACGGGCAAGTACCTTGATATTGGCAAACCGCCGATGATCAAAGTAATCACCAAGGTGAAGAATCTGTGTGATACCGTTCTTCTTGCAGTAAGGAAAGAATACTTCTTCGTAAAACCTTTCTGCGTAATTTAAGAAGATCTCACTGCCGTTCTTAACACCGGTATGTGTATCTGTAATTACTACTATCTTACTCATCTTCTTTAAAGAATTCGTTTAAAGGACCGTTGGTGACAGCCTTTTTTGCAGGACGTCCACGTTTCTTTTTCTTTGGTGGTGGTTTGTCCTCGTCTTGATCGACCCAGCAATCATCGTCCCACATGCCATTGCGGTGACGCATTCTTTCAACGATTGATTCACCAATGGCGTTAATATCGTCGGTACCAAATTCGGCAAAGGCATCAATAGAAGTGTTGTCGATAATCCTTTGCTTGATTTCGGTTTGTCGCTTTTCCTTTGCGATTCGACGAAGAAAGCAAAAGTAACTGATTTGAGTAAAGTAACTAAAAGCGTTTGGAACACCGGTACGGGTTGGCTTATCAATATCAAAATTGTTAATCACCTTAACGCAGTTTTCTACAGCGTCCATAACCATATCCTCTCTGTAGGTATAGTTAATAAAGTTGGGGCTACGGGATAAACCATTTGCGATTTTATAAAGACATAAACCAACATAATCGGTTATTGGTCTCGTCTCTTCGCCTTTGGCTTCGTCTTCTTTTACTCCTCGGACATGCGCCGCTACAGCTTCTCCGAATTCTTTGTTATTAACGTAGTCAACAGAGTCCTTTCTCCGCCTAGTACGTTTCTTACTTGGATTTGGCATATTCTAATTATATCAATAAACAGGACTTATGTAAATAAAAATCAGCTAAAACTTTTTTAACTTTTCTTACTTTTATCCTTTACATGTTTATCGAATTTTGGTATAATAATCTTATCGAGATTTAAAACACTGCTGAAGTTTAATCCAGAGTTTCATCCTCGAACATCTTGATTCTATAGTCAGTATACTGATCATAATACTGTTTCTTCAAGGCAATTCCTGCAGCCATCTCTGATTCAATTCGTTCGTCAAGAATCAGGAAAGGAACATTAAAGCTAAAAGGATAAAGTGGTTCAACCGCGAAAGGTTCAAATACAAACGCATTAATCAGGAACAAACCATGTTCATCGCTGCTATGGTATTCACCAACAATGCATCGACCAGCGGTAGTTGTGATTGCGCGGATATCAACATTGTTAAGGTAGTTAAGGTAATCGTCACTTGGTATCATCAGGCATATTCATTTGAATTTCAAAAACTTTGTAATTGAAACCTTCTCTAGTATATATCTCAATTCTTTCCTGCGCATGTTTCATTGTATAGTTCTTTCTTTTGCGCCATGAAAGGTTGTCGGATATATCGTAAATGGTAGTACCTTGGCCGTCATCTGACTTTCTTAGTCCTCGACCAATACTTTGCAGAACTCTGATTTGACTTTTTGTTGGCGCTGCAAATACAATGTTGTGAAGGTTTTTAATGTTAATGCCTGTACTAAAAGTTCCTGCAGAAGCAACAATAATCGCATCCTTTTCCGATTCGGTAATTTCACGAATCGTTTCTCTTTCAGTGGCGTTAACTTCTCCACTAACATAAAAGATTTTTCTGTCATCGTCAGCCATTTCTTTTATCATATTATAAAGTGGCTTACCGTGTTTCTTGACAAGATTGAATATCACCAAGCTGTTTCCTTTTTGGCTTAGTGCCAACTTTGATATAAACTCGTTGCGCAGCGGATGCTCTACAATGGTTGCAATCTCCGCCTGATAATCCATCTTAGCGGCAGCCTTTCTCAACACGTCATCATGCTTTAAAACAATACATTGAATCTTAAGATTGGCGAGTGTGTCGTTATCAATAAGGTTCTTTGTAGTAATCACTTTGTGTATAGGACCAAAGTTTCCAATAAGAACAAGTTCATTACACTGGCTTCCATCTAAAGTACCTGTTGTACCAATTCTATATCCAGCACCTGACAAATTGTTCATGATAGAATTAAGGCTTTTAGCTTTGAACAAATGTGCTTCATCCCCTATCACCATACCGTATTGAGTGAACCATCCTTTACCACACTTAATAGCGCTTTGCCAAGTAGTGATAACAACATTAGCTTCAAAGTTGTGCTTCTCCTTTCCTGAATAAATTTGGTGGC